GAATTGTGTGATTTTTTATCGGATAAATACGTAGGTCAGGAATGGGTTAAGAGAGAAGATGTTTTAAAAGATATTGAAGAATGTCCAGCCGCAGATGCGCAGGAGGTCGTGCACGGTAAGTGGGAGGACGTTCCAATTGATTTTGGTTGCGGTGACATTTACGGTATGAACAAATATAATAGGAGAATTAAATGCTCTAACTGTAGATTTGTTACATCTTCGGAATTGAGATACCATATTTGCCCCAATTGCGGCGCAAAAATGGACAAGGAGTGAGTTGCAAATGAAAGTAGAAAAATTAACAAACGCATTTAATGAGATGTTTGACTTTATAACTGATTTGCCGAGTGGATTGGACGGCTTTGAAAGCGACTTTGACGAAGCATATGAGGAATTAAAAAATATACAGTCTGATAATGTGCAGGAGGTCAGACACGCAAAGTGGATTAGATCAAAAGAAAGTGACAGAAGGGAATGTTCTTTGTGCGGAAAAATATATTTCAGCAAAACAATTAATTTTAATTATTGCTCCGATTGTGGTGCAAAAATGGATGAGGAGTAAACGGAATGAACACTAAAATTATTTTTCCTCTGCTGCTGATAATTCTTGATGTGGGTGCTGCTGTTGTGTATGCATTGCATAAAGATTTCAAGATGATGATTTACTGGATAGCAGCGGCAGTTCTGAATATCTGTGTAACATTTTAACCACTAGCCAGCTCCGCACGGCTGATTTAATTTCAAACACACATTTCAAAAATAAGCCTGTGTGCGGACAAGCTGGAGGTGATAATAGTTGACCTTAAAAGAAATTAAGAAAATAAACAAAGAAATAGCGAGGTTAAGTTCCAAAATAAAAAGACTAGAGGGCGAAGCAACAAACACTACGCCGAATTTGTCAGGGGAACCAAGCGGAAACGGTGTTTCTGATAAAATTGGAAATGCAGTAGCTGAAATTACAGATGCGAAAAAAGAAATTCAAAATCTTGAAATTTTACGTAATTCAGCTTTAAACCGTTTGTCAAAAGATGTGTTTGAAGAAAACTGTTTATTTATGTTCTTGAGCTTGAAATATAGTTGGGTGAAGATTTCAATGAAAGTAGAGGGTAATTACACACCTGATAATATTAGGATAAAATGTAGTAACTATAAATGGTAATTTTTTAAAAGTCTTTCGTTTTTTCGTTTTAGGTGTGTTATAATATAAAATGTAAAAATTCAAACAAATAGTTCATTTGGTACCCTCCTTTTAAAAAAAGCCGTTTCACATTATCTTGTGAGGCGGCTTTTTATTTGGAGAAATAAGAGAGGTGGGCAAAATGTATAGAGATACTAAAAATTATGAGAATGTTAATAGGCTTAATTTTATGTCTGATAACGAATATGGAATACCTGAAATTGAGCCTACACAAATTGTTGTTGATGATTTTGTTGGTTTTAATGAAGCAATGAGTAGTAAAAAGAAAGATTGCGGAGTGCATTTCTTTCTTGATGATTACCAGTTTAACAGGTGTTGGAACGCTCCTGACAAATACATACCAATCCTGCAAAAGTACAAATGTGTTTTATCACCTGATTTTAGCCTTTATGCTGACTTTCCAAAGGCTATACAGATTTATAACCATTACCGCAAGCATTGGTTAGGTGCGTATTGGCAATTAAACGGAATTGAAGTAATACCTACAATTTGTTGGAGTGATAAAGACAGCTTTGAATGGTGCTTTGACGGAGAGCCTGTTGGCGGTACTGTGGCTGTTTCGTCTGTCGGCACACAACGAAGTGCAGCAACAAAAGAGTTGTTTTTGGCGGGGTATCAGGAAATGATGAAAAAGCTGAAACCTACACAAATTATTTTTTATGGTTCAGTACCACAAGAGTGTGAGGGTAATATAATCAAAATATCAGCTTTTCAGGATAAATTTAGGAGGGAAGAATAATGGGCGGACGTGGTGGCTCGAGTGGAATTAAGAACGTTCCAAGTGGTATGACACCATTACAAGCGTTTAAGGAAAATGCAAAACAATTTAATGAGGCATTAAAAAAAGCACAATCTGAAAAGGCAAGCGTTGTGGAATTTACGGATATTACAGGGGCAACAGTAAGAAGATATTGGAATGGTGCAACTTTCGTTGACCGAAAAAGTGCATTATATACTAAAGCCTATAAAGGAAAGATACAGGGAACTTACAAGGCTAATTTTAAAATGCCTAAGTAAAATAATTGACAAATTAATGGAAAGGGCATAAAATGGGTGGCAGAGGAGCAGTAAGCGGGATAATTCACAGAGTACCTAACTATAATAAAGCAACTATTGCTGAACCTAAAATCACAAGTTATTGTCTTGACCCTAAAAAGCCACATTATCAGGAATTTGTTGATGTAGGTTATAGTGAAAGTAATCCTGAACAACTAAAAACAGACTTACTTAAAGGGCTTACAGAAAATGAAGCTGTTGCATATCATCCTAATTCATACGGACATATAAGTTATGAGGTGAAAATGAGATTAGGTGTAGTTAAAAAGCGTACTTTCCAAACAGTATGGCAACTTGACAAGGGGAAAACTGCACCAAAATTTGTTACGGCTTATAGAATAAAGAGGTGAAGTAAATGTTTGATTATGGAGATAAAGTTAAAATTAAATCTACCGGAGAAATTGGTTTTATTTGTGATACTGACCCTGTAGATGGCAAAGAGCATTATATAGTAGATACTAACCTTAAAGGGTATGTAAAAGAGGGTGAAAATGTCTTTAACTATATCAAAAATTGCTTTGCTGATGAGATAGAAAAAGTTTAAAATGGTTGACAGAATTATAAAAGTATGGAATAATAGAAATAACAAGTAGAAGTGTTGTGAGGAACACGCATAGCAATATGAATGTGCGGTGCAAATCCGTACGCTTGTTATAAGAGAGTACAGAAATGTGCTCTCTTTTCTTTTGCATAAAAATAAGAAATAAAGAGAGGTGGTGTTGTGGCAAAGGGTAAGTACGAAAAGTGGCTTGAAAAAGAAAACTTAATACTGCTTGAGGGTTGGGCAAGGGACGGCTTGACTGATGAACAGATTGCTAAAAAAATGAAAATCGGTGTGCGTACACTTTACGAATGGAAAGAAAAGTATCCGCAGATTTCGCAGTCCTTAAAAAAGGGCAAAGAGGTTGCAGATTATCAAGTCGAAAATGCTTTGTTTGAAACTGCCTTAGAGGGCAACACCACAGCTCAAATCTTTTGGCTTAAAAACCGCCGTCCCGATAAGTGGCGAGATAAGCAGAAAGAGGACACCAATGCAGAGGCATTGAAAAAGCTGGATAACATTCTCTCAGAGATAAAAGCTGACGCAAGTAATTCTATAAAGGAAAAATAATATGGGCTATACACAAAAACAAAAGGAATATATTGCAAAAGCAAACCACCGTTGGAACATAAAAAGCGGTGCTGTGCGTTCGGGCAAATCCTTTGTTGATGTTACTGCTGTTATTCCAATGCGTATTCGAGAGCGTATAGGTAAGGACGGGCTTTGTTTTATTATTGGTGTCAGCAAAGAAACTATTGAAAGAAACGTATTACAGCCAATGCGTGAGAAATATACAAGCGAGGTTGTAGGTACTATTAACAACCGCAATATTGCTATGATATGCGGTGAGCCTGTTTATTGCCTTGGTGCTGAAAAAGTCAGTCAGGTTGCAAAGATACAGGGTGCAAGCGCAAAATATATTTACGGTGACGAGGTAGCGAAATGGAATGAAGATGTTTTTAATATGCTTAAGTCCCGACTTGATAAGCCCTACAGTTGTTTTGACGGAGCGTTAAACCCTGAACATCCAACACATTGGCTAAAAAAGTTTATTGATAGTGACGCTGATATTTATTTACAGGAATACACAATTTTTGACAATGATTATTTATCAAAAGATTTTGTGAAAAATTTGTGCAATGAATATGAGGGTACGATTTACTATGACAGGTATATCAAAGGAAAATGGGTTCGTGCCGAGGGTGCAATTTACCGAAAATTTGCAGACAATCCAAAAGCCTATTATTGCGAGATTGTCAATGAATATACAACCGACAATAAAAAGCAGTTTCTAACCTCTCAGCTTGAAAGTATTATAATCGGGGTGGATTTTGGCGGTAACGGTTCAGGACATAGTTTTGTTGCCACAGCAAATGTTGATAATTATAAATACCTTGTTGCTTTAAAAAGCGAGCGTCACTTTGGTGATTATGACAGCAACGATATAGACAGACTTGTGCTTGATTTTGCACGGTCTGTTTTTGATTTATATGGTAATGTGGATAAGGTATATTATGACAATGCTGAAACAGTGCTGGGCAGAGGACTTAAAAGAGCTTTTGAAAAGCACTTTCCTAATGTCATTGTAAGAGGTGCACGAAAGGATATTATAAACGACCGTATCAGAGCCGAGAACAGGCTTATAGGTGCAGGCAGGTTATTTTATACTGAGGGTTGTGAAACCTTAAAAGAGGCTTTGCAAGAGGCTGTATGGGACAGCAAAAAGACGGAAGATGTGAGGCTTGATGACGGCTCAACGGATATTGACACATTGGACGCTTTTGAATATACATTTGAACGTGATATAAAACGCTATATAAGGGCGGTGTGAAATGAAAGTTATAAATTTTATGAAAGGGGTGTGGCAGAGAATGTTTCCGATTAAGGATATTACATCAGCTTTAAATATAAAAACGGCTTTATCTGATGAAATGATAAACGGCATTGAGCTATGGCATAAGTGCTATGTCGGCAATGCTCCTTGGATTAAGCCTGACAATAACCTCGCAAGCCTTAAGCTTGAAAGGTCAGTTACAAGAGAGTTTGCAAATATTGCGCTCAACGAAATGACCTCAACGGTTAATGTTCAAAAGCTTGATGATATTTATAAAAATTCAATCAGAAACCTCAACCGCAACCTGCAAAGAGGACTTGCCACGGGCGCTATGGTTATTAAACCTCTTGGCGGTGATAAGGTGCAGTATGTTTCTGCCAATGCCTTTATTCCTATTGAATTTGACAGCAAGGGCAGGCTGATTAAGGTTGTTTTTCCTGAATATAAGAAGCTCGGTGACAGGCACTATACAAGACTTGAATTTCATAGTCTTGACTACGAAAACGGCTTGACTATCACCAACACCGCTTATGTGTCAAGCACAGCCTCAAACTTAGGCAGAGAAATTCCTCTATCGGCTGTTGATGAATGGGCAGACCTTGAAGAACGTGTCACATATCCACTTATGAAACGTCCTGCATTTGGCTATTATGTAAATCCAATCGACAATACTATTGACGGCAGCCATTGCGGAATATCAATATTTGAGCCTGCAATAGATATAATCAAAAAGGCAGATATTCAATTTGGCAGAATTGATTGGGAATTTGAGAGTGCGGAACGTGCAATTCACGCTGATGAGCAGGCTTTTAAGAAAAACGGCAAAATTCCAAAGCTGAATGAGCGTCTTTACAGAGCTGTTGACTTAGGCACAGATGAGCTATTTAAGGAGTATTCTCCACAGCTCAGACAGGCGGATTTTATTGCAGGGCTTGAAGAATACAAGCGTGAAATTGAATTTGCAGTAGGTCTAAGCTATGGCGATATTTCAAACCCTCAGTCTGTTGACAAAACAGCAACAGAAATTAAAACCTCAAAGCAGAGAAAATACAATACAGTCACGGCAATTCAGGATAATTTGAGAGATTGTCTTGACGATTTAGTTTATGCGTTGGCTTTTTACAACTCAATGGCTACAAGCGGATATAAATTTGTGTGTGACTTCAAAGACAGTATTCTCACAGACGAAAGTGAAGAACGTAAGCAAGACCAGCAAGACCTTGCAAACGGTACTCTCCGTCCCGAGGAATACAGAGCACGATGGAGAGGTGAAGACATTGAAACAGCTTTGAAAAATCTCCCACAATCTACTGAGGTAATGGACTGATATGTTTACACCGGAAGAGCTGGAGGCAATACCTGTACATCTTGAACAACTGTTCAGAGATTTGCAGTTAAATGTTATGACCGATATTGTAGAACAGCTAAGAATTAACACAAAAGAGATTATCCCGTCAACCGATTATAAAATGAACCGTTTATATGAGCTTGGACTAAGTAAACGAAAAATCAAAAAGCTGATTAAGAATAATTTGAGCCTTGACAGTCAAGAGATTAATCACTTGTACAAAGATGTGCTCAGAAAAGGCTATGCTCGTGATGACAGCTTGTATAAGTACAAAGGCAAGGTCAGAACATCATTTGAGGATAACAAGCCCTTACAACAACTTATTTCTGCAATTAAAAATCAAACTAATGACGAGTGCAAAAACATTACTCAGTCTATGGGCTTTGCAGTAAAACAGCCTGACGGCAAGCTCAAATTTAAGCCGATTGCAGATTATTACCAACAAACGCTTGATAATGCAGAAATGCAAATCTTGAATGGCACATCTGATTATAATACCGTGCTCAAGCAAACTGTAAAAGAAATGACAAACAGCGGACTTCGCACTATAGATTATGCAAGCGGATATTCAAGCAGAGTTGATGTTGCCGCAAGAAGAGCCTTAATGACAGGCTTTCATCAGGTTGTAGGCAAAATAAATGAGGAAAACGCAGAACAGCTTGACACTGATTATTTTGAAATTACATATCATCAGGGAGCAAGACCCAGTCACCAAGTTTGGCAAGGTAGAGTATATTCTAAAGAAGAATTAAAAACAGTTTGTGGCTATGGCGAGGTAACAGGTCTAAAGGGTGCAAACTGCCGACACGATTTTCACCCTTTCATAAAAGGGGTTTCAAAGCGGATTTATACAGATGAAGAGCTTGACCGTATGAACGCAAAAGAAAACACACCGAGGGAATACAACGGCAAAAGCTATACTACCTATGAAGCCACCCAAAAGCAACGCAGGCTTGAAACCGCAATGAGAGCGCAAAGACAGGAAATAAAGTTATTACAAGAGGGCGGAGCAGACGAGGACACTATCCTTGCCGCCAAAGCACGTTACAACAAGCTCCAAAATGAATATGTAAACTTTTCAAAATCAATGAACCTGCCTCAGGAATGGGACAGGGTAAATGTTGACAGTATGGGAAATATTGGTAATATAAATAATAAAACCGTTGAAAATTCCGCTGAGAGTGGTATAATACAAGTAAGAGGTGGGGAGATGTATCGAAAATCATCAAAGGATAAAATAGAACCTATGCCTAAAAAGCAATTTCACCGAATAGAAAAGAGCTTTAAAAAGCAGGGCGGTATTTTTCAATATGATGAGGCAACTGATACATATTTAAAAAGTAAGAATGCTGAAGCTATTACATATAACGCAAAAACGGTTTTACTAAAAAAGAACCCGAGCAGAGCAAGTGTGTTTGAAGAACTTATACACACTCAACAATATAAATCTGGAAAGAATGATGGTAGTTATCTTTCAAGATTAAACTGTGAAATTGAAGCACAGAAAAAATTATTAAAACACAGCAAAGCATATAAACTTACAGAACCCGAATTTTATCAAACACAAAAAGCATTAAAGGCGTATGAAGAAGAGTTGGCTACATATATTAAAAAAGGAGGCAAGTAATATGTTGAAAGTTATAGATGTTTTTAAAGTAGGCAATATGGTTTCCGTTACATTAGAGGGTGCTTGTGAAACTTTAAAAAACAATAGTAAGCTGGTAGATGAGAATGGCAATGTTTTTAATGTCGTTTCTGTAGCTATGACAAGGCACGATAATCCCTCGGATATATCCCAATATACTACTGTTTTAATTACTCCTTGTAGTTTAAAAAAAGGCGAGAAACTTCATATAGCTTAAATTTAATAAAAATAATTAGCACTTTGCTCAAATGCAGGGTGCTATTTTTATACCCTAAAAAAGCACACTGAAAGGTGGTGATAATATGAAAGTCAAGGTAATTAAACCGTTTAATGATAAGACAGACAATCTTGCGTTTCGTGAGGTTGGCACAGAGCTTGAGGTTGACAATGACCGAGGTGCATATCTTGTTTACAAGGGTTTTGCTGAGTTGGTTAATTCGGTATCTGAACAGGAAACCCCACAACAGGAAAATGCAGAACCTGAACAGCCTAAAAGAAAAGGCAGAAAGAAAACAGAACAGACAAACTAAGCACTAACAGAAATGTTGGTGTTTTTTTATGTCCGGAATGACGCAAAACTATCAAGCAAAGTGGAAAGAACCACGAGAAAAAACTGAAAGCGAGGAATTTTTATGAAAAGAGAAGACGTTTCTAAAATTTTTGAAGGTGCTACCGAGGAGCAGATTAATGCACTGCTTAATATTAACAGTGCCGATATTGGTAACGCTAAAAAGAAGTTAGAAGCAGAACGTGATAATTACAAGTCACAGCTTGAAACCGCTAAAGCAAGCCTAAAGGAATTTGAGGGTGTTAATGTTGACGAACTTAACGCAAAAATCACTACCCTAACGGCTGACCTTGAGAAAAAAGAAACTGAATATCAGAACAAAATTTCTGATATGGAATTTAACTCTGTTCTCGACAGCGCAATTTCAAAGAGCGGTGCAAGAAATTCAAAGGCTGTCAAGGCTCTGCTTGATCTTGATGCCCTCAAAGCAAGTAAAAATCAGGCAGAAGACATTACAAAGGCTCTTGAAAACATTAAGTCTGAAAACGACTATATGTTTGGTTCAGATGAGCCGTTTAAAAATCCTGTCAAAGACACAGGTCACGGTGGCGGTGTAGGCTCAAATGCTCTTGAAACAATGAGAGCGGCTATGGGACTTCCCACCGAAAATAAATAATTTTATGAGGTGATTTATTAATGGCAAATACAATTGAACTTTTTAAGCAATATACAACCTTGCTTGATGATGTTTACAAGCAGGCTTCACTCACAAGCGACCTTGACGGAGCTTCCGACCTTGTACAACAGGGAGCTAACGCTAATGAGCTTGTAATTCCAATGATTGAAATGGACGGTCTTGCGGACTATTCAAGAAACAGCGGTTATGTTGACGGTGATGTAAGCCTGACAAATCAGACGGTTGAGTGTAACTTTGACCGTGGCAGAATGTTCACTGTTGACACAATGGATAACGCAGAAACAGCAGGTCTTGCATTTGGCAAGCTTTCCTCTGAGTTCATCCGCACAAAGGTAGTTCCTGAGCTTGACGCTTTCCGCTTTGCTAAATATGCAAGCATTGAAAATATTTCAAAGGTAACTGCAAACCTTTCAACAGGTGAAGAGGTTATTAAGGCTCTGCGTGTTGCAACTACTCAGATGAACAATGACGAAGTACCTTATGACCAGAGATTTCTCTATGTAACATCTCTTCTCAAGGGCATTATTGACGATATGGACACAACAAAGTCAAGAGAGGTGCTCTCAAAGTTTTCAAAGATTGTTGAGGTGCCGCAGTCACGCTTCTATACCGCAATCAAACAGAATGACGGTAAGACAGACGGTCAGACTAAGGGCAGTTATGTTAAGGGCGAGGACGCACTTAATATCAACTTTATGGTTGTGCATAAGCCTGCCGTAATTCAGTTTACAAAGCACCTTGACACTAAGGTAATTGAGCCTGCTGTCAATCAGTCAGGTGACGGTTGGAAATTTGGCTATCGTATGGTTGGCATTGCTCGTCATTACAAGAACAAGACCGCAGGTATATATTTGCATACTGCTCCTGCAACAGTCTGATTTGAGGTGATTAAATGACCGTTTTTGCGGATTGTGATTTTTACAAAACGGAATATCTTTGCGGTAAAAAAGCGGTCATTGACACCGCTTCTTTTAAATTTTATGCAAAAAAGGCAACGCAGAAAATCAAGGAATATACTCTTGACAATATAGATGAAAGTAATATTCCTGAGTATGTTAAGCTCTGCTGTTGCGAAATTGCAGAGCTTTTATACAATTCTGACAACAGTGGAGCGGGTAACGGCATAGCCTCAGAGAGCGTGGGTGACCAGTCAATCAGCTACGAAAGCTCAGACAGTCAAAGACAGGCTTTGTCTAAGAATATTAAGTCTGTGATTTATTCGTATCTGAGTGGTACAGGGTTGCTTTACAGAGGTGTAAAATGAGGACGGAAAGCAGTTGTACAGTATTCAAATTCAACGGCAAGGGCTTTGACAGATACTTTGTAGGCTCTTGTCATTGGCAGGAAAACAAGGCAAGGAACGTGTTAAAAAGCGGTGACCAAAACGCAGACAGCGTTACGGTGTATATCCCTGCCGATTACTTGGTTATGACGCCTGATGAAAGCTATGTACCGTCAGAACGACTATTGGCAAATGCTGATATTGCTCCTCAGACAGCCTCTAAGGACATTATTATTAAAGGTAAGTGTAGTTTCATCTTTGACAATTCAAACGATAGAACGGTGTCTGAGAGCCTAAAAAAGCTGCGTTCAGAGTATCAAATCTATACGGTTATGAGCATTGACCGCAAGCTCTACGGTTCAAAAAATCTACAGCATATAAAAATTTCTGCGAGGTGACAATATGAAGATTATTCAGCCTGATGATATGAAGATAAATATGCCCAACGGCAGTTTGAATATCAAGTGGGATAAAAATTTTGGCAATAAGACAACCGAAACCTTTCAAAAAGTGCAGAAGTTTATTGACAGCGAGTGTATAAGGCTTATGACACCGTATATGCCTTTTAAGAATGGATTGCTTGCTGAGTCGGCAAAGCTCGGCACGGTAATAGGCAGTGGAGAAATTCACCAAAATATACCATATGCCCATTATATGTACTATGGCAAGGTTTACGGTCCGAATATACCTGTTTTTGAAAACGGAATTGTAATAGGATATTTCAGCCCAAAAGGCAAGGCAAAGCACCCCACAGGGGCTGATATTAAATATAAAACTAAGCACCCACAGGCAGGCAAGATGTGGTTTGAACGAATGAAAGCAGACCATAAAGACGAAATTTTGCGTGGTGCTGCAAAGCTGTCAGGAGGTAAGGCAGAGTGAATATAATTGAGCTTGTGAAGTCGATTTTGCAGGAGTTCCCGAAAATTTCAGAGATTGTCCACATTGATAGTCTTGACACAGCTCCTGATGATTTTGGACTTTACCCAACAGGCGACAAGCTGGTTAAGACTGATGTGCTGGGAAACGAAACACGAGAACATACATTCATACTCTATGCGGTGTTTCAGTCTTTTAACGATTACGACCGCCTTGTAAACAGCGGCACTTTGCTTGAATTGCAGATCTGGCTTGAACGTCACGCTCTCGGTCAAATCTTGTCAGTCGAAACAGACAACAAAACATTATCAGGCAAGCTGAATAAGCTGACCTGCGCAAATGGTATGCTATACAATATACCTGAGCAAAACACAAACGGCGGTGTACAGTATCAATTGCAAATCACCGCAGAATACAAAATTGAAAGTGAGGAATTTTAAATGGCAACAACAACTCCGGACATTGGTAAACTCAAAAGAAGCTATCTTCTGCATTATCTTGACGCAAGCTTTGGCGGAACAACACCTGAGTGGTATCTCATTGGCAGAGATATTGAAGATATGGCAGTCGAGCTAAATCCTGATACAGAACAGGTCAAGAACATTCTTGATGAGGTTGTAACTCAGGACAACGGCTACGAGCCGAGCATTGACGCAGATACATACTACGCCAACACAGGTGACGCAATTTACGAAAAGCTCAAAGACATTGCACTCAATCGTCTGACAGGCGAGGATTGCGAAACTACGGTGCTTGAGGTTCTTATTGATAAGAAATCAGGCTCTTATGACGCTTGGACAGAAAATTGTGTGGTAAAGCCTCAGAGCTACGGCGGTGACGTCAAGGGTGTAAATATTCCGTTCAATATTTCATTTAACGGTAACAGAAAGCAGGGCACAGTTACCCTTACAAACAAGGTGCCGAAATTTACAGAGAACGCATAACAAAGGGGCGGCTTGACTGCCCTTGATTATTTAAGGAGTGATATTTTTGGAAAAAATCAGCTTTAACAGCGGATATAAAACCTACTGCATAAATGATGATGAAAATGCAGTAATCAGAATAAACACAACCGATATTCACATCATTGACCGCATAACACAGGCTAAGAAAAAGCTCAACGAAATTATGAGTGAATATTCAGCTATAAACGAAAATGATGTTACAAGTGACGAAGCTGTTAAGCTGATGTCTGAGGCAGAAAAGAAAATCAGAGAACAGATTAACTATGTTTTTGGCTCTGACGTTTGCTCAGCTGCGTTTGGCATTACAAGCTGCCTTTCTCCGGTTGGCGGTCAGCCGTTATTTATGAATTTTCTTGACGCTGTTCTTCCGATTATCGAAAAAGACGTGCTTGCTGAACGCAATGCTACCTCAAAGAATATTCAGAAATACACTTCTCAGCTAAAGAAATGATTGGTCAGTTACCTACAAGCCTTGAGGTTGGCGGTGTGCAATACGAAATCAATTCAGACTTTCGTGTTGTCCTGCTGATTTTTGAGGCATACAATGACCCTGAATTGACAGAGTATGAAAAGGCTTGTGTTTGCCTGCAATGTTTGTATAAGGAAGTTCCGAAAGATGTAGTGAAAGCTATTGAAAAAGCCGTGTGGTTTCTTGACGGTGGTGATATGCCCAAGGCAAAGCAATTGCCTAAAAAGATTATGGACTGGGAATATGACCAATCTATTATTTTTCCTGCTGTTAACAAGGTTGCAGGCTACGAAACAAGGACAGTTGAGTATTTGCATTGGTGGTCGTTCTTAGGTTTGTTCAACGAGATAGGCGAGGGATTATACAGTCAGGTTATGAATATCCGCTCAAAGCGTGCAAAAGGCAAAAAACTCGAGAAGTGGGAGCGAGAGTTCTACAACGAGCATAAAGCACTTGTTGACATAAAAGAAAAGCTCACCCCTGAAGAACAGGAGGAGCTTGATTTTATTAACGGAATTATTTAATGTAAGTTGTGTTAATAATGTAAAACAAACCTTGACATTGTGATTATATTGTAATATAATACATATAATAAAGTTAGGAGTTGATTTTATGGCAACAACAAACATTAATGTGCGTGTGGACGAAAATGTAAAGAAAAATGCTGACAATATTTTTAATGAGCTTGGTATGAATATGTCAACAGCAATAAATATTTTTCTAAAGCAGGCAATCAGAGAACACGGCATACCTTTTGACTTGAAGCTTGAACAACCAAATGAGGAAACCCTTATGGCAATGAAAGATGTTGAAGAGGGGAAAAATTTGCGTGGACCTTTTAATAGTATTGAGGAACTTATGGAGAACTTAAATGCTGACGATTAAATATCATTCATTGTTTAAAAAAGACTTTTTATTTAATTGAACACAGCCACTCCAATTGGGGTGGCTAATTTTATGCAACAAATTGCGTACATTCTACGGAGTGTGCGCTATTTTTATGCTCACTTTTAGGGAAAGGAGTGTGATTTATGACTTATGACATATGACGGAAGTGTAAATTTTAGCACTAATTTAGATACAGACGGTTATGAACAAGGCGTAAAAAAGCTATCTTCAAAGTCGATTGAGCTTGTCAACAAAATTAAAAATACTGAGAATGAAATAAATTTTCTAAAATCAGAGCTGAAAGAGCTAGCCGAAACACCTGTTAAAACCAACACAATTTTAACACTTGAAAAGCAGGTAGACACAGCAAAAGCAAAGCTCAATGAGTTATATGAAGAGGCTGACCGTATTGCAAATTCAAAAATCGGCGATTTAAAAGATACGGGCTTTAATCTTAGTGATGATGATATTGAAAATCTTTTAGCTCAAGACAATGCTTGGTCTAAAATTCAAAGTCAGATTGATGTTGCAGAAACTAAGTTGATTGATTATGAAAGAGAACTTAATAATGCAAAAGCTGTTACCGAAAATATGAGTGGCAAAGACACAGCAGAGTATCGGCAAAAATCAATGAAGCTTGAAGAGCTGACAGGCAACCTGAATGTTTATAAAGCGAGGCTAAGCGAAACAGAAGCAGCCGAAAACGCAGCTTCAAATTCAACGTCAAAATCTACGCAGGAAACAAGCAGATACAATTCATCATTGTCAACTGCAACAAGCGGATTAAAGAAACTTATCTCTGCACTTAGTAAAGCCGGTAAGACATTGCTTTCTGCATTCAAAAGCTCTGCCGTAAACCTTATTAAAAAAATCGGTACAAATGCCAAATCCTCTGCAAAGCAAACAAACCTTCTTGAAAAAGCACTCAACAGAATTAAGCAAATTCTTTTAGGCTTGATTGTTTACAAAGGAATAAGGAGTATGTTCAGCTCAATAGGCGAGAGCTTGCAGGATATAGCAGAGTTTTCACCTGAATTTAATAAGAATATGTCGGCTCTTGTATCAAAGTTTACGCAATTAAAAAACGCCATAGCAACCGCTTTTGTTCCCTTGATTAATTTTGTAACACCGATTTTGACCTCGTTTATGGACGTGCTGACTAAAGCAACGGATAAGGTCGCTCAATTTTTTGCAGCAATTACGGGAAATTCCACATACACAAAGGCTATTGATGTACAAACTGACTATGCTGAAAGTCTTTCTGACACGACAGAGGCAACAGAAGCAAGCACGGCAGCAACCGAAGAAAATCAAAAGTCACTTGCAGGCTATGACGAGCTTAATGTTATGCAGGATACATCAAGTACATCAAGCACAGCAAATAACACAGATGATAATACTGCCACAGCCTACACCACCGCAGACGTGACAAGTGCTGTAGACGGATTTGCTGACAAGATTAAAAGTATGCTTGCAAATCAGGATTTTAAGGGTATCGGCTCTCTTATATCTGAAAAAATTAATGATGCATTAGGCTCAATTAGTTGGGAGAATATAAGAAAAACAGCTAAAAAATATGCCGCAAATATAGCTGATTTTCTCAATGGTGCTATTGAAAAACTTGATTGGACACTTGTTGGCTCTACTATAGGAAACGGTCTAATGACAGGCTTTGACTTTGCTTACACGTTTCTAACCACATTTGATTTTGAAACATTAGGCTCAGGTATAGCGAACGCTCTTAACGGTTTTATCAGTTCAATGGATTGGTCAACGGTTGGTGCTACATTTGGAGCTGCATTGCAAAGCATAATTTCTCTTGGATTTGGTTTTGTGACGACTTTTGATTGGGTAGGAGCAGGTCTTTCTTTATCAGAAATTGTTAACAGCTTTTTTAATGAAATTGACTGGAAAATGGCGGCTCAGACTATTTCAGACGGAATATTAGGTCTTTTTGCAACCTTGACTGAATTTTTTGAAAATGTCGATTGGGAAAAAATAGGAGAGGATATAGGCACTTTTCTTATGAATATTGATTGGGAACAGATATTCTTAGATTTGTTAGGTCTTTTATGGTCTTGTGTTACAGGACTATGGGATATGCTAAAAGGAATGATTGGCGAAATGGATTTAGCAAACTGGTTTAGAAATCTGTTTGATGAAAGTGCGGGTCCTCTTTACGATATTTTCAATTTTATCGGTGATGCAATTGACAATTGTATGAAAATTCTTGATGGTCTGATTACATTTATTGACGGAGTGTTTTCCGGTGACTGGGAAGAGGCTTGGAATGGTATATGTGAATTTTTTGAAGGCATTTGGAACAACATATGGGCTACGATTAAATATATAATCAATATGATTATAGGTGGCATTAACGATTTGTGGACGGGTATTTATGACGCTGTAAAAGGCATTGTTGACGGAGTAGGTGGAATAGCCGGAGCTATAGGTGATGTGTTTGGACAGGACTGGCATTTTTCTATGCCCAGTGAGCCTCCTCTTATTCCCAAGCTTGCCACAGGTACGGTCGTTCCTGCTAATTATGGTGAGTTTTTAGCCACACTCGGCGACAACAAGCGTGAGCCTGAGGTTGTTTCTCCATTATCAACAATGAAGCAGGCACTTGCAGAAGTCCTCGCTGAGGGCGGTTTTGGTGACAATGGCGGCGACATCAATTTGACTGTTACTCTTGACGGTGATGTTGTGTTTAAGTCGGTTGTGAATAAGAATAACAGATACAAAAAGAGCCACGGCAAATCAGCTCTTGCGTAAGGGGGTAGAATATGGCAAATTTTGAAGGCTATTTAATTAAATTTATAAAGTCAGGTGAAATATTCCCGACTGAGCTTATAGCGCTTGAAAGCTATAAATCTACTCCTTTACAACGAACAGAAATCAAGGCTTATCGTGACAGCGACAACTATTTAAGACGTATTACCTCACCAAATTTTAAGTCTAAGCTTGAGTTTACAACAATCAGACTTAATCTTGCTCAAATGCGAATAATCAGAAAGAGGCTTAACTCTGCTTTTCAAAACTCTCAGCAGCGCAAGCTTAAAATCAAATACTGGGACGACGAACTGCTTTGCTACCGTGAAATGACAGCGTATATTCCTGATATTACATATCAATACAAAAAAATTTCATCTGATAATATTGAGTATATGCCTGTAAGCTTTACCTTTATTGAGTATTAAGGCGGTGATTGTACGAAAAATTTTTCAGACGTTTTAAAACAAAAAGTAATCAACAGCCTTATAAGCAACGAGCTGAAAATTGTGTTTTGTAATGGCGAAGAAGAAACAATCACGGAAACCAATATAGTAAGCGAAAGTATGAAAATAAAGCAGTCTATTTGTGACGAAAGCAAGTTGAAATTTGGTGGTTGTATTGCATCTGAGTTCAGCATTGACCTTATCAACACAGCAGACAGGAGCTTTTCGCAAAGTCTTGTGGGCAAATGGATAAGCGTTCAATTAACACAGAAATTTCCCTCTGACGAGCCTTTAGTGCCGTCAACTACTTTGTATCCCTCTGCTGATGTTTATTCAGGTGAAAACAAACCTACAAGCACGATATGGTATATTTTCAGCGGATATATTGATTCAGCCGAACGTGACCAAAACGACAAAAATATCAGACATATTATAGCTTATGACATCTTTGCAAAAATGTATGACTGGGACGCAACAAATGCGTTACAAGAATATTGGAGTAAATACGAAGACGGTGTAACCTTGGATGCTTTGCTTTATATGTGCTTAATTAAAGGGATTTCGTGGGATACTGCTCAAATTAATAATATTTTTAACGAGAACATTAACAAAACTTCTAATACTAAGGTTTCCGACATAAGAATACGAAACAAATATTGGCTGAATAATCCGGAAAAAATAAGCTATGGTGAATTGCTGAGAGATATTTGCGAAATGGTAGGCGGCTTTGGTGTAATTATGCCATACTCTGGAAAAGGAACTTTTACAATTCGTACATTAAGCAATGATACTGAAATATTTAACTTTTACGAAAGTTTCTACGCAGAGGAGTACACAAGTCTTGGATATTCGGCAATAAAAATTTCTGCTGACACAAACGAGGGAGAGGCAGAAAAAACATTTGAGCAAAATTTTACTTCAGATGATATAGAAACAGACAAGGTATATGATATAACCGAAAATATTTTAGTTTTGCTGCATAGAGAAGATGAGTGGGACCGTTCTATAGAAAATCTTTATAGCAATAATTCGGGAAAACGATTATACAATTGTGAATACACCCCAATATCTGCCACACTTGACGGACGATTATGGGTTGAGGTAGGTGATAAGATTAATGTTGTTGTAAACAGAACAGATACGGAGGGCAATTATTTATATGCGGATGACGGAACAATTTTAACGGAAACAATTGAAAGCTATGTTCTGTCAAGAACGCTAAGCGGAATAAAAGCTCTTACAGACACTATAGAAACGAAAGGAGATAATTAATGAAAGATTATGAAAAAGTCAATTGGGAAGACAGTCCCAGTGTCGCAACTCCGTTAAATGCAGAAAATCTAAATCATATGGACGACGGCATAGAAGCGGCAACAGAAGCGGTCACAGCGGTCGAAAATGATTTGAAAGATAATTTTTATAACGCAGAAGAAGCAGAAGATTATTTTTTAAGTCAGAATGACGCAAAGGACACATATGTAACAAAAACAGAGCTTGCTAACAAACCTGACAAGGCGACAACTCTTTTAGGTTACGGCATTACAGACACTTATACAAAAAATCAAACAGACGAATTGCTTGGCAAAAAGGCAAACACGCAGGACGTGAACAAGTCTTTGAACGCAAAGCAAGACGCTTTGACCTTTGATAGCACTCCCACAATCGGCAGTAACAACCCCGTGACTTCACACGGAGTAGCAGCTGCATTGTCATACAAGGCTGACTCAAAAAGTGTGGCAAGCAAAGCCGACAAAGCAACAACGCTTGCAGGCTACGGCATTACAGATGCGTATACAAAAGACGAAATAGAGGATAACTATTTAACCATAATTGCCGGTCAAAATATAAATCAAAACATAATTGCTTTGCAAAGCAACGTAATCGATTTGAAAAACGATAAATCCGACAAAGCAACCACTTACACGAAAGATGAAACAGATAATTTGATAAACGAAATTATTGAATGTGGAACAAGCAAATTAACCTGTACACAGGGTTCAAATTATATTGATGTTTATGCAACTAGATGTTATTATCAAAAAGTCGGAACAATGGTGGATTTAAGTTTACAGATTACTTTTAACGTGGATATACTACCACCAAATGAAGAGAGTGTTAAATTAAACGGGTTACCATATAAGAGAGACACTCAAACGGAATATGATACCCCTGTCTATTTTGTAAAAGATTATAGTGGAAACGGATATATATTATCCATAGGGGAAGCCGGAATACAGATAAAAGTAAAAGATATTAATACCGAAGGTGTATATCGTGCCAACAGAATTATAGCTTGCCACGTTTTTTATATGACGAGTTAAGCAAGGAGGAATTTTAATATGGAAATAACAGAAAAAATCACACTTGATATGCTAACCCCCGAGAGTGTATCAGTATTGAAACAGAAATTTATTGAAATTGACGGTGTTCAAACGCAGGTAGGTTCAAATGTACGCAATGCATATGTAAATTCAACTGAGGGCAGAGAGCTGTTGAAATCAGCACTACCGTCAGAATATTACAACGCAGTAATAGCAGTATGGGGTGACACTCCAACTGTGAATAAAGAAAGCGAGGAAAAATAAATGGCAATTACAGTACAACAAATCATAGCAGAAGCAAAAAAACACATAGGATATTCACCTACATCAGGAATTAATAAGTTCAGCAAATGTACAGTTGACGTAGCTTGGTGTGCAGGTTTTATCAGCGGAATTTTTGAAAACTTGAGTGCAGTTAACCTTTTGCCTTCGGGCAGAACATTAAGCTGTGGGGTTATGGCAACTGCATTCGAAAAATCCGGTCAGAGCTATCACAGCGGATTTAAAGCCGGTGACATTGTTTTCTTTCATTGGTCAAACGAAAAATCAGACCAATGTAGCGATTGTCTTGTACACGACCACGTTGGTATTATCATTGCTGTTAATGGCAATACGTTAACAACCATTGAAGGCAATACAGGCAATAGTACATACGGTGAGGTTAAACAGCAGACACGATATGCAAGTCAGGTTAGCTGTGTTGGCAGACCAAAGTACGGAAGCTCATCAACAACTACAACCGTTAAGAATGAAACTGCTCCAAATGTTACATACAGAGTACGCACCGCAGGCAAATGGTTGCCAGAGGTTAAAAATCTTAATGATTATGCAGGTAAGATTGGCTATGCAATTACAGATGTAGCAATCAAAGTTGATAAAGGTAGCATTAAGTACCGTGTTCACAGTCTTAAAAATGGCTGGCTCGGTTGGATTACAGGCTATGATATCAACAATAGCTCCAAATATGCAGGCAACGGCACAGAAATTGATGCTGTTGAAATTATTTACTATACAGACACAAGCAAAAACAGTAAATATTATTTTGCAAAATACAGAGTGTCACCAGTGAGCAAAAACTATTACGATTGGCAACTAGACGCATTGACTACAGACGGTATGGATGGCTATGCAGGCTGTCTTGGCAAATCTATTGACCGTCTGCAAATCACTTTAGAATAAGGAGTAATATTATGAAAGATACAATTATACATACAGTCATTGCCGCTATATGTGGTGCATTTGTAGCGTATCTCAATGTATTAGCGGTGCCTATCATCGTAATGTTGGTAGTTATGATTATTGATTACTGCACAGGCTTGGCAGGCGCATACGTCACAGGAACGCTCAACAGCCGCATTGGAGTTAAAGGCATTGTCAAAAAAGTAGGCTATATTGCACTTGTTGCCGTTGGTATGGTTGCCGATTATTTGATTACAACCGCCCTTGTTCAGGTTGGCATAGACCTGAAAATTAATTATTGCGTTGGTATGATAATCACGATTTGGCTTATTATTAACGAATTAATTTCAATCCTTGAAAATCTGTCAGAGATTGGAATACCATTGCCAAATTTCTTTGTTAATCTTATTAAAAGGCTAAAAAACACAGTCGAGAGCAATACAGATGAATAG